AGCAAATGCGTAGTATAGTAATGTAATATTACTTTTATATATGACTAGAGCAGTTGATCTGTTAAGAAACAAGTTTGGAGTTTCTCAACTTTACAAGCATGACATTAAACAAGATGATGAGATCATTCTTACTGTTTATTGGCATCCTTTAACTATTGCCGAAAGAGAATCTATACAAAAGAAGAGTAATACAGATGATTTTAATGATTATGCTTTACAGATGATGATTGAAAAATCTTTAGATAAAGATGGTGGTAGACTTTTTCAAGATGGAGATAAAGCATCTTTAAGAAGAGAAATTGAAGCATCTGTTCTTGAAGAAATACAACTTGCGATGGTACAGGCTGGTGCTGAAAAGGAGGTAAAACAGGCTAAAGCCGATTTAAAAAGCTAATAGTGATTGGAAATTTATTTATTCATTAGCAAAACAATTACATAAAACTGTAGCTGAATTATGTCAAACTTTGACTATTGAAGAAATGATAGGTTGGGCTGCTTTTGCAGAGCTTGAAAGTGAAGAGTATGAAAAACAAAAAGAACAAGCACAACGATCTAGTGCTTTACGAGGTAAAAAGAGGTAATATAGAAAAAATGTTTTAATTTTCTGTAGAAAGTGGCTAATTATAATATTGATATTGTTGCTCAGATAAAAGGAAATGAAAAACTAACCAAATTTAATGAAAGATTAAAAGGAACTGCTTTTGAAGTAAAACAATTAAATAAATTTTTAAAAGAATTTCAACAAGGAGGAAATGGTTTAGTAAGAAGTTTTAATAGCTTAAATCAAGTTCTTTCAAATGCAAAGGCAAATTTTAATGCTGTAGCTTCTGGAACAAGTTTACAAGAAAAGGCTGCAAGACAATTAATCATTGCGGAAAGAGAGTTAAATAGAGAGTATAAATCAAGAGAAGAATTATTAAATAGATTAAGAACTTCTTACACACCAATGCCTTTGCCTGGAACTGGTATTGGCAGAGATCCTATTGAAAGTTCCAGAAGAAGAAAACAAAAAAGATTACGTCAGACGTTGAGAGGGCAATCAACTCCTTTAACTTCGCCTATTTTTCCAGGGTATTCAAGTCCAATAGGTCCAATGCCAATGCAAGGTCCACTGCCAATGCAAGGTCCATTGCAAATGATGACAGTAGATAATAACCCAAGAATTTTAAGAAATATTGCTGCAAGTCAGGCAGGGAGACAAGGAAGTAATTTTGGATTTGGTTCTGCTGGTGATCCTATTGCTAAATCTATTAGACGTAATAAAGAAAAGCAATTTAAAGACTTATTAAAAGAAAAGAAAGCTAATAAAGAAATAAGAGATATGAAAGCTGCACAGTTAAGATTGCAGAGGTCACAAAATAGAGCATTAAGACAAGGTGTATTAGAAACACAAAAATTAGCTAAGACTACTGCTGGTTCTGCTAAGTCTGGTCAGGGTGGACCTGGTTTCTTTAGAGGTGGAGCTAGAGGTGCTATTGGTAGTGCAGCGATTGGTGGTGGCTTTCCTCTATTATTTGGTCAAGGTGGTTTAGGAGCACTCGGAGGTGGAGTTGGTGGTGCTCTTGGTGGAGCAATAGGTGGTCAGTTTGGCTTCTCTTTGTCCATCGTTGGTACTGTAATAGCTCAACAAATCCAACAAGCTATTGATTTTAGAAAAGAAATTGACAAAGTAAATACTGCAATAAAAGAAACAGGTGGAACTTCTACATTTACAGCAAGTCAAATTAATAATCTGGCAAAACAATTAAAAATGACAAAGGATGAAGTATTAAGTGCTGTTAATGCTTTTGGAGGATTTGATGCAGCACAGAGAACTATTTTGACACAAGTATTTGGAGATCCTTCAACTTTTAAACTATATGCTTCTATATCTAAGGATGCTAATTCTTTAATATCAGCTATCCAACCTTTAATTGATGCTAATGAGATAAGTATTACACAAGCACAAAATACTTTAAAAATATTAAATCGGGGAGGACTTGATGAAGCAAAAGTTTATTTAGAAAATTTAAAAGAACAAAAAGAACTTGATTTAAAAATACAACAGATAAACAAAGTAACACTTGAAGATAGGCAAAAAGCAGACGCTATCTTTAAACAGTTTTTCTATCAAGATCAAGATGGCATTGTGCGATCTTTGGGAATATTAGAAAAAATGACAGAAGAAGAACAAAAAAGATATTCACAAATGTTTAAGGCAGAATTTTTTAGAGATGAAAGAGTTAAGGCTCTTATAGATGAAAATGAAATTAACAAACAACAAACTAGGGATCTTTTAGACCTTCAAAGACAAATTACTGAAGAATTAGAAAGGCAAGCAATAATTCAAGCTCCGAAAGATGAATTAAAAAAATTATTAGATCCATTAAGACAGGTTGATGCTTTAAGTAGAAGTGTTGGTGCGAGTTTTGCAGAATCATTTAGAGGTATTGTAAGAGGTTCTATGTCTGCTCAAGATGCCTTAAGAAATCTATTTCAACGTACAGCAGATCATTTCTTGGATATGGCAGCACAGATATTAGCAGCACAGATAAGATCAGGAATTATGGGATTATTTAGTAATATGTTTGGTGGTTTTAGTGTTACTGGTGGAAGATCATTAACAACTGCTTCTGGCACGAATATAGGAACAGCAGGTTTTATGCCTTCAAATCCAATTTTTAGAGGAGCTAAAGCAGAAGGTGGACCTGTAAAAGGTGGAGGTAGTTATTTAGTAGGAGAACGTGGGCCAGAAATGTTTACACCTGGAGTCTCTGGTATGGTTACACCAAATCATGCTCTTGGTGGATCAACAAATATAGTTGTAAATGTAGATGCTTCTGGTTCTAATGTAGAAGGAGATGAAGAACAAGGTAGAGAACTTGGTCGGCTTATCTCAGTTGCAGTACAATCTGAAATAATACAGCAACAAAGACCAGGAGGATTACTTGCATAATGGCTACGTTTCCCTCAATAAAACCTACTTACGGACAACAAAAAAGGTCTGCACCATTTACTAGAACAGTTCGTTTTGCGGATGGTTATGAACATAGAATTTTATTTGGATTAGCTCAACATCAGAATCCAAAAGTTTTTCAATTTACTTTTAATGTTTCAGAAACAGAATCAGATGAAATAGAAACATTTTTAGATGCCAGAGCAAATGATAGTGATAGCTTTACTTTTACTCCTCCAGGAGAAAGTTCATCTTCTGAATTTGTTTGTGAAAATTGGAGTAAATCAATACCATATAATAATAGAGCTACGATTCAAGCTACCTTTAGACAAGTATTTGAACCTTCTTAATAATGACTACTGTTTGGTCTGCTAGTGCTAGTTTATCTTTAGGTACAATAGTTGCACCTACTTCTGCAAATAACGGATTATTTTTTAAAGTAACCACCGCAGGTACTACTGGTTCTAGTGAACCAAATTGGGCAAGTGTTGTGGGACAAACTGTCTATGATAATGATGTTAGATATGTTTCATTTAGCAGTACATTTGCAGATTTACAATCTATAAACCCTTCTGCAATTATTGAGTTATTTCAACTTAAATTAGATTCAGCATTACATGGTGCTAGTACAACATATTATTTTCATGCTGGTAGTAATTTAGATGCAAATAATAAAATCAAATGGAAAGGGGTAGAGTATCTTAGATTTCCAATACAGGCTTCGGGCTTTGCTTTTCAAAAAGGACAACTACCTCGACCAAGATTAATAGTAAGCAATGCTACAGGTTTAATTTCTTCAATTTTATTGGATGTAAATGAAGTTACAGCAGGAAATGACTTAACAGGAGCTACAGTTACCAGAATTAGAACATTAGCTAAATTCATTGATGCAGATAATTTTGCTGATGGAATAAATGCCACAGCAGATCCATCCGCAGAATTTCCTAAAGAAATTTATTCTATTGATCGTAAATCAGCAGAAACTAGAGAAACAGTTGAATTTGAACTTGCTGCTCCTACTGATCTTGCTGGTGTTCGTATTCCAAAACGTCAAGCAACTCGTTCATTGTTCCCTGCTATTGGTACATTCACACAATGAGTTGGCAAGATAAGGCATTGGTTCATGCGAAAGACCAAGATCCTAAAGAAGCTGTAGGTATCGTTTTGAATATTAAAGGAAAACTAAAATATTTTCCTTGTCGAAATCTTGCTATAACAGATCATCAATGTTTTATTCTTGATCCAGAGGATTATGTTAAAGCAGATAATACTGGTGAAATTACAGCTATATTTCATAGTCATCCAATAGATCCTCCAACACCTAGTCAAGCAGACAAAATTAGTTGTGAAGATAGTAATTTACCTTGGTATATTGTTAATCCTAGAACAGAACAATGGGCATATTTAGAACCATCTGGATATAAACCTCCTTTGTTAGGTAGACAATGGGTCTGGGGTATAACTGATTGTTGGAGTTTAATTAGAGATTGGTATAAAGAAGAAAAAAATATAGAACTTAGAGATTGGGAAAGACCTTTAACACCTCAAGAGTTCAATGATAAACCTATGTTTGAAGATTGTGCTTGGCGAACTAATTTTAGAGAACTTAGACCTGATGAAAAACTTGAAACTGGCGATGTTTTGTTAATGAGTATTATGAATCCAAATTTAAATCATGTAGCATTATTTTTTAAAGGAGATGTAATTCATCATTTAACCGATAGACTATCTTGTAGAGAGCCTTACTCTGAATGGTTGTTAAAATGTACAGGAAAGAGGTATCGGTATGTTGCGTAAAATAAAACTTTATGGAAAATTAGCTGAATTTGTCGGTTATAAAGAGTTTGAGGTAGAAGTTAGTAGCGTAGGTAATGCTGTAAGTTTTCTGTTAAATAATTTTCCTCAGTTAGAACGACACATGAGTCCTAACTATTATCAGGTAAAAGTAGGAGATTATGATATTGATGAAACTGAAATTCATCATCCTGTAGGGCAACAAGATATACATTTTGTGCCAGTTATAGCTGGTGCTGGTAGAGGTGGTTTAGGTAAAATATTATTAGGTGCTGTTTTAATAGGTGCTGCATTTTTTGTTCCTCAAGGATTAGCATTGTCTAAAGGTATTAGTACAGGTTTTGGTTTTGCAAAAGCAGGTGCTTTAGCTAAAACTTTAGTTTATGTTGGTGCATCTTTAGCTTTACAAGGTGTAACTGAATTATTATTTCCACTACCAAAAGATAATGGTTTTGATTCAGAACAAGATCCTAAGTTATCATTTAGTTTTAGTGGACTTCAAAATACATCACGGGCTGGTGTACCTGTTCCCATCGTGTATGGTGAGATTATGACAGGTTCAGTTGTAATCTCTGCTGCTATAGACACCAATCAGGTAGAAGGATGACGGACAGAAAGAAACTTATACGAGGAGCAGGTGGTCCACCACCCCCACCAAAACCATATCGTGCTCCTGATACTTTACATAGTAGGCAGTTTGCTACTGTTCAAGATTTAATATCTGAAGGAGAGATAGAAGGTTTTTCAACTCCATCAAAAGCTGGTATTACTGATCGAACATCAACTGCATATAATAATGCTGCGTTAAAAGATGTATTTCTAAATGATACTCCTGTTTTAAATTCTCAAGCAGATAATACAAGTCCAGCCACTTCTGACTTTAATTTTCAAGATGTTACTTTTAAGACACGTTTTGGAGAGAGTAATCAAACTAAATTATCAGGAATACCAACAGAAAATCGAACACCTCAAGCTGTTAGTACTGCAAATGTAACTACAAGTGCTCCTGTTATTAAACAAATTGATACAGCTTGTGATGCTGTTATTGTTACTTTAACTTGGGCACAAATTCAAAGATCAGATGATGAAGGTAATATTCATGGATCTACTGTTGAATATAAAATTTCTGTTCAAGCGAGTGGAGGTTCTTATGTAGAAAGAGTAAATACCTCTGTATCAGGTAGAACTGCTGATTCTTATTCAAGAGATCATAGACTTGAAATGGTGGATTCTAATGGAACTGCTCTTAGTTTTCCTGTAAATGTCAAGGTTGAAAGAGTTACTGCTGATGCTGACCCTGCTGGTTTTCTAAGAGATGAGTTTACTTTTTCTTTTATACAACAAGTAGTTGATAGTAGTTCGACTTATCCAGACAGTGCTTACATGGCATTAAGAGTAGATAGTAAAATTTTTAATTCAGTTCCTTCAAGAAGATATAAAATTAGAGGTATAAAAGTAAGGATTCCAGGTGCAGGTGCAAATAGTTCTGGTACTCCAACAGTTGATGTAAATACAGGAAGAATTATTTACCCAGATAATTATATATTCGCTGGAACGATGCAGGCAGCTAAATGGTGTTCATGCCCTGCGATGATACTTCTTGATCTTCTTACTACTAAACGCTATGGGCTAGGAGATCATATCGCTCCAGATCAAACAAGCGATGCTACAACTTTTTCTAATCTTGATTTATTTAGTTTCTTTTCAGCTTCAAAATTTGCAAACGAGTTAGTAGATGATGGAACAGGTGCAGGTACAAAAGAAGCAAGGTTTAGTTGTAATGTAAATATTCAAAGTCCTAAAGAAGCGTTTGATGCGATAAAAGATTTAGCAGGTGTTATGAGATGTATGCCAATATGGTCTGCTGGAACAATAAGTATTTCACAAGATAAACCTACTTCACCTAGTTATTTATTTAATTTATCAAATGTAGGAGAAACAGGTTTTACATATCAAGGTAGTAGTTTAAAGCAACGTCATTCTGTTGTTTCTGTTAGTTACTTCAACATGGATTCAAAAGAGGTAGATTTTGAGGTAGTAGAAGATGCAACAGCAATATCTAAACTTGGAACGATTGTAAAACAGGTAAAGGCATTTGGTTGTACTTCTCGTAATCAAGCTGCAAGACTAGGTCGTGCAATACTTTTTGCTGAACAAAATGAAAGTGAAACCTGTTCTTTTACAACTTCTATAGATTCTGGTTTATTAGTAAGACCTGGTTCTGTAATTGAGGTAGCTGATCCTGTTAGAGCAGGTTCGAGAAGAGGTGGTCGTATTGTATCTGCAACGACTACAACTATAACTATAGATGCAGAGGCACAAACAAACTTACCAGCTTTAAACGATAATCCAACTATTAGTGCAATGCTTTCTGACGGAACTGTAGAAGTTGGTAGTATTTCTGATATTACAGGAGCAGTTATTACTGTAAATAGTGTTGTAAAAACAGATAGCGAGGGTAATCAAACAACTCAATCCACCTTTACGTCTGCACCAGCCACAAATTCACCTTATCTTATATCCAGTACAACTCTGCAAACTCAATTATTTAGAGTTATTCAAATACAAGAACAAGATGATATAAATTATGCTATTACTGCTTTAACCTATGTAGAAGGTAAATATAATTTTATTGAAAATAATGTACCTTTACCAGAAAGAAAAATATCTGTCTTAAATGATCCTTTATCTCCTCCTAGTAATTTAACAGGAGTTGAAAAAACTGTGGTTGTAAATGGTGTTGCAAGAACAAAACTAATTATTAGTTGGAAAGAACCTTCTACAACTTTCAATAGTGATACGGGAACTATTTTTGAAAAACCACAGGGAGCTAGTCAATACCAATTAAATTATCGTTTTGTTGCAGAAGATAATATAAAAGATAATTTTATAACTCAAGTTGTTTTTGGAAATGATTTTGAGATTATGGATACAAAAAAGGGAAGTTATGATATTGAAGTTTATGCTTATAATGCAGCAGGTAAATTATCAACAAGTCCTTTAACTGGTTCAATATCTACTGATGGTAAGATAGATCCTCCAGAAGATGTTGCTGATCTGACAATCGAACCAATAAATGAACAGTTCGTAAGACTTAGATTTACACAATCAATTGCTCTTGATGTTTTGCATGGAGGAAGAGTTTTTGTTAGACATTCTAATCAAACAGGATCAGGAGCAACTTTTGAATCTGCTGTAGATGTAATTCCAGCCGTAGCTGGAGCTACTAACGAGGTAATCTGCCCAGCATTAGCAGGAACTTATCTTCTTAAATTTCAAGATGATGGCGGTAGATTTAGTGTTAATGCAACAAGCGTAAGTTTATCTTTAGTTGATATTTTAGATTCGATTACTGTTAAAACTGATAGAGAAGATACTGATACTCCTCCATTTAATAACACTACATCTAGTTTGTTTAACAACACTGAATATAGTTCTAGTAGAGGAGGATTGATATTAACTAATATTGGAATCACAAGTCCAGCGACAAAAGCTACAGGAACTTATGATTTTGGAGCTACTTTAGATTTAGAAGGAACATTCTCACTTGTCTTAAAAAGACATTTTCAAAGTGCTGGTTTCTATCCTTCTGCATTATTTGACAGTAAAACAGGACTTGTTGATACTTGGCCTACTTGGGATGGTGATGTAGCTGATAGAGTAAATGCAAAATTAGCTGTAAGAACCACAACTGACAATCCTAGTAGTTCACCTACTTACACATCTTTTAATGAAGTTGCAAATGGTACTTTTAAAGGTAGAGGATTTCAATTTAGAGCAACATTAGAAACCACTGATCCTGCACAAAATATAGTTGTACAAGAATTAGGTTATTCAGCAGAAATGCCATCAAGAACTGAACAATCATCTGTTATAGCATCTGGAGCAGGAGCAAAGGCAGTTACATTTACAGCACCCTTCTTTGTTGGTACATCAAGCATTACAGGCATTCCAAAACCTTCAGTTAATATTTCTCCACAAAATATGGCAACAGGTGATTATTTTGAACTAAGTAGTATATCTGGAACTGGTTTTACAGTGCATTTTAAAAACTCAAGTAATGCTAGTATTGATAGGAACTTTACCTACAGTGCTGTTGGTTTTGGTAAAGGAGGTTAACATGAAAAAAAGAAGTAATTAATCATGAGTAATGTAACTGATTTCACTATTGATAATGCCTCTGGTCAATCTGTAAGACTTGATATACAAGCTTGTTTAAAAGCGTTGCAATCTAGTAATTCAAAGAATGGATCTGATTTAAGTTCAAGTCAATCTGTAGCAGGGATGTGGTTTTTAAGAGAAGATACTAATACATTAAAAATAAGAGGATCAGGAAGCACTTTTACAACAGTTGGAAGTATAGATCAAGCTAATTTAGGTTTGTTGCCAAGATCAGGTGGCACAATGACGGGTCAACTTCTCATAGATGATTCAAGTAGTGCTTCTTCTCCTGCATTATCGTTTGATACAGATACAGATTTAGGTTTATTTAGAAAATCTGCAAATGTAATGGGATTTTCTTCTAGCGGAACAGAACAATTAATAATGGATGCTAATGGATTAACTCTCCAAGGCCAAAATGATTTACGTTTTGCTGATGCTGATAGTAGTAATTATGTAGGATTTCAAGCACCAGCTACAGTTTCTTCTAATGTTGTATGGACTTTACCAGCTACTGATGCTGCTGTTTCTGGGTATGCCCTTGTATCTGATGCTTCTGGAACGCTAAGTTGGGCTGCTGCCGGTGCTGGTGCTCAAGGTGCTGGAAGTGACAATATCTTTTGGGAAAATGACCAAACAGTAACGCAAAGTTATACGATAACTAATGGACAAAACGCCGGAAGTTTTGGTCCTATCACTATACAAGCGGGAGTAACGGTTACAGTAGGAGCGGGGGAAACGTGGACTGTGGTGTAAAAAGATATATAATTAATTTAAAAATTAGAAAATGAGTACATTAAAAGTCAACAAAATAATTCCAACGGCAGGTGTTCCAACAGGAGGTGGAGGCGGAATAATTCAAGTTGTTTCAGCTTTAAAAACAGACACAGCATCACAAAGTTCTAATACTTTAGCTGCTATATCTGGATTGCAGCCAACAATTACACCAACTTCGAGTTCAAGTAAAATATTAATAAACATAAATTTAAAAATAGGCTCTAATTCGCAATTTACTCCTATGAACTTGAAATTATTTAGAAGTATCGGAGGAAGTGAAACAGAAATATTTTCTGGTACTGGTTTTGGTAATAGAACATCAGGGTTCTGGGGTTGTCAAGATTATAGTGCTGCACGTCCTACTTATTTTCAACTTCCTGTAAGTTCTCAATATTTAGATTCTCCGAGTACAACTTCACAAATTACATATTTAATAAAATGGCAAGTCCAAAGTGACATTATGTATTTAAATAGAACCGGAGATGATACAAACGATGCCGGAGCACATAGACTTTCTTCAAGTCTTAATTTAATGGAGGTGTCAGCATGATTACTTCCGTGTATAATCTAATTAAAAACTGATTATGGCCTACGATCACGAAGCAATTTATAAAGCATACGCTGGAACAGTAGTTTCTATTGATGATAGTGCTGGTGCTTTTGATGCAAGCGGTAATTCTGTTTCCCTTGACCAAAGCAAGATAGATACTGCAAGAGCTACTTTAGATGCTGAAGCTGCTGCAATTTTATACCAAAAGCAAAGAACAGGTGAAGCTGGTACGACTGATACAATATACCCATCAATAGGAGATCAATTAGATAGTTTATATAAAGACATTGTTGCTGGTACAGTAACAGCATCAGGTGCTTTTGCAACTGCAATTAAAGCCACTAAAGACAAATATCCTAAGCCATGAGTACATTAAAAGTTAACACAATTCAAGAAGCTGATGGAACTGCTTTTAACTTTGTTCAAGCACAGCAATGGAGACAGACCACTAATACAAGCAACCCTACTTCATTGACATCAAATTGGGAAGTTAATGACAATACTGCTTATGGAAGTTTAGGGTTAGCCATGAGTGAATCTAGCGGAGTTTTTACTTTTCCAAGTACTGGTATTTATTACATTGCTGTAGATCAAACTTTTCACGTTACAAGTAATCGTAAGGACAGACGTTGTGAGATACATATTCAAACAACTACAGACAATTCAAGTTATTCAGATATAGCAATAGGTTATACAAATTTAGCAGGGGAAAGTTCAACAACTTTTGGCACTGCTAGTTGTGCAACTTTTGTTGATATAACAGATACGGCTAATAGAAAAGTTCAATTTACAGCCAGTGTTAATACCAGTCAAACCCAATTAACTGGTAATTCTGGATACAACGAAAACAGTTATGTTTTTATTCGTTTAGGAGATACTTAATGGACAGATTAACTGGAAGGCCAAATCACATAGAAGATTATCTTGTAACAGTCAGAACAGGACAATGGTTTGGTTGGTCTAATTCTTCCGATAAAAGTTATGCAAATTTAATTATCCATGATGGTGGCTCAAAGCCTACAGAATCAGACTGCACAACTGGACTTGCTGCAATGCAAGCAGCATGGGATTTAGAATATGACAGCTACAAATCAAAAAGGAGAGCAGAATATCCAAGTCTTGAAGATCAGCTTGATGACATCTATCACAATGGGATAGATGCTTGGAAAGCTACTATCAAAACTATTAAGGACAAGTACCCCAAAAGTTAATTATGAGCCAACTTAAAGTCAATTCAATCGTTCCTGTCGGTGGTCTGCCAAGTGGTGCTGCTGCAGGTGGAGTGATTCAAGTTGTTACTGCTTCTACTACCACTGCGGTTTCACAATCTTATAGCAGTGAGGGTACTATTACGACAACTATTACTGATACTGGATTAAGTGCTTCGATAACTCCAAGTTCAAACTCAAGTAAAGTCTTAGTAATGGTTCGGCAGCAATACGCTTTTGGTTATGATAGTGACTCTGATTTACAAGTACACTATAACTTTGTTGTTAGGAATAGTTCCAATACTATTTTGCATGGAGCAATAGGTAACGGAAGTGAAGGTTCACAAAGATATAAGAGTCTCAAAGCATTTTACCAATATTACACTACAACTTTTGTACATTCTCCCAGTACAACAAGTTCTTACACTTATAAGGTTGGAATGAACGCTTATAGAATGTTTGGTGGAACTACTACTATGTATGCTCAAGTAAGCGGAAACGAAAGTAATATTACTCTTATGGAACTTACAGGATAATGGCAATAATTCCAGGAAAAAAGAATTTTAAAGTTGAAAGGAGAGCAGACTTTCCTATAAAACTAACATTTAAAGATTCTACTGGATCGGCAATAAATTTAACTGGATATACTGTAGCTGCACAAGTTTATGATGAATCACGTTCCACAAAATATGCAGATTGGGCTATAACATATACGGATAGAGCTAATGGAATTATTGATATGAATTTGACAGATACAGATACAGCTACTTTTACTCCAAATATTTTATTTTATGACGTATTGTTAACAGAACCAGGAGGTAGCAAAAACTATTATTTAGAGGGTAAACTATTTATAAGTGAGGGTTACACAGCATGAGCAATCCTAATCAAGTTGTAGTTTCACAGGTTTCTGATGTAACTACAGTTGAAATCACAACGCAAGGCCCACAAGGTCCTGCTGCTGCTGGCTTTACCTTTGATGGATCTGGCAAAGTAAATGATTCTATTGTTTACTATGACTCAAGTTCTGATACATTTAAAGCAGACAACACTACTACCAAACTTACACTCGTTGATGGAGGAAACTTCTGATGGCTAACACGATTAGAATTAAAAGATCCACAGGATCATCTGCACCAAGCAGTTTAGAAAATGCTGAATTAGCTTTTGCTGAAGGCAGTAAAAAATTATTTGTTGGTATTGGAACGGGTGGATCTGGTGGGTCTGCTACAACTATTGAAGCGATTGGTGGTTCTGGTAGTTTTGCTGATTTGTTTACGAGTAGAACACAAAATACATTTTTAGCTGCACCCGATGGTAGTAACGGTGCTGCAACATTCAGAGCTATGGTAGCTGCTGATGTACCTTCGTTAGCTCATACAAAAATAAGTGATTTTGATACAGGTGTTCAAGCAAATAGATTAGATCAGATGGCTGCACCAACAGGTTCAGTTTCATTAAATAGCCAAACAATAACTAACGTAGCTGACCCCGTAAATGCTCAAGATGCTGCGACAAAAGGTTTTGTAGAGGCTACTTCACAAGGTTTAGATGTAAAAGATTCTTGCGTAGCAGCTACTACAGGAAACATTACAATATCTACTGCACTAAACAATGGAGACACAATAGACGGTGTAACTCTTTCAACTAATGATCGTGTTCTTGTAAAAGATCAATCTACTGCATCTCAGAATGGTATTTATGTTGTTGGATCATCACCAGCTAGAGCAGATGATTTAGCTGCTGGTGCAGACGCAGCAGGAATGTTCACCTTCGTAGAACAGGGAACTGTAAATGCGGATAACGGTTTCGTTTGTACCAGCAATAAAGGATCAGCAGTTGTTGGAACAAATAATCTAACTTATGCTCAGTTCTCTGGTGCTGGTCAGATAACAGCAGGAGATGGTCTAGATAAATCAGGTAATACACTTTCTCTTGATCTTAAATCCAACGGTGGACTTGTTATTGAATCTACAGAATTGGCTATTGATCTTGCTGCTAGTTCTATAACAGGAACTTTACCTGTAAGTAAATTAACAAGCGTTACTTCTACTGCATCAGAATTGAACGTGTTGGATGGAATTACCTCGACCACCGCAGAACTGAACTTGATGGATGGTGGAACTTCAGCCACATCAACGACTCTTGCAGCAGCAGACAGATTTGTTTGTAATGATGCTGGAACAATGAAACAGGTTGCATTATCTGATCTAGTTACATTTTTAGAAGATGAAAGTGCCTCTAGTTTTAATATAGATGGCGGTTCATACTAGAGCTAGGAGGTAAAAGCTCATGGCTAATACAATCAAATTTAAAAGAGGTTCTGGTAGCGATCCAGGTACATCTGATCTTTCAGTTGGCGAAATAGCCATAAGAACTGATACAGCTAAATTATTTACAAAAAATGACGCTGGATCTGTTGTCGAAGTAAGTGGTGGTGTAGATGACGGAGATAAAGGAGATATTACAGTATCAAGTTCTGGATCTGTATTTACTATTGATAATGATGCTGTTACTTATGCAAAAATTCAAAATGTATCTGCAACAGACAGGCTTTTAGGTAGAGATAGTAGTGGTGCAGGAATTATTGAAGAAATCGCTCCAAGTGCAGTAAGAACTATGCTTGGCCTTGCAGCTTCAGCCACTACAGACACTACAAATGCTTCTAATATTTCCTCTGGAACGCTTGCAGCAGCTAGAGTGGCAACTCTCAACCAAGATACTACTGGTAACGCTGCCACAGCTACAGCTTTGGAAACAGCAAGAACTATTGCAGGGGTATCGTTTGATGGAACGTCAAATATTTCACTAAATAATAATGCGATTACCAATGGTGCTGGCTATATAACTGCAACTTTAACTGAGGAACAAGTTGAGGATTTTGTAGGTGGCATGGTAACTGGCAACACTGAAACAGGTATTACAGTGACATATCAAGATTCAGATGGAACTCTTGATTTTGTAGTTGCTAGTCAAACTGACGAAAATTTTACAACAACTTTAAAAAATAAATTAGATGGGATAGCTACTGGTGCAACTAACGTAACAAACAATAATCAACTTACTAATGGAGCAGGGTATATCACTGCAACTCTGACCAATGAGCAAGTTCAAGATATTGTTGGAGGTATGCTTACTGGTAATACCGAGACAGGCATAACAGTAACGTACCAAGATGGAGATGGCACTATAGATTTTGTTGTAGGCACGTTAAATCAGGACACTACAGGAAATGCTGCAACTGCAACTGCTCTTGAAACTGCAAGAACTATCGGTGGAGTGTCATTCAATGGAACAGCAAACATAAATCTTCCTGGTGTAAATACTGCTGGTAACCAAAACACTTCTGGAACATCTGGTGGTTTTACTGCTGGTAATGCTTCAAACTTAAATTCTGGAACAATCCCAGATGCACGTTTTCCTTCTACACTTCCTGCTGTTGATGGTTCTAATCTTACAGGAATATCTGCTGGTGCAACAGGTGGTGGATCAGATGAAATATTTTACGAAAATGGTCAAACTGTAACGACTAACTATACTATTACTAACGGCAAAAATGCTATGTCTGCTGGTCCTATAACAATAAACAGTGGTGTTACTGTTACTGTAGGGTCAGGAGAAACTCTTACTATCGTCTAATTCATGAAAGCAATCATTGAAAAACAGTTAGTTCAATGGAAAGAAGAACTAGCAAAACACGTTGAGACTAGAAATCAAGCACAAAAAGTATTAGAGGAAGAAACTAAAACTATTTTACTGATTGAGGGTGGGATACAGGCGAAGGAGATGTTGCTGAAGAAGATCGAGCAAGAATCCCTGCCAACAGGTACAGTGGAGCTAACCCAAGAATTAAAGCCAAAGTCATCAAAGTAATTGGTGTACTGGCTTTTAAAAATGCTTCTTTCCACATAAAAAAATGTTCCAAAAAATTGCAAATACGTTAAGTATCATCTCATTCCTAATGGTAGCTTCCATGACTGCCACAGGAGTAATAGGTTACAAGTATGTAACTTCAGAACAGTTCAAATCTAAAGTTATGAATGAAATTCTTGGCAATGTACAAGGAATGATGCCAAAAATATTAGATCGAGAATTACCACCAATGACAGGTCCATCAATGCCAATTATCAAATGAAATGTTATTGGTGTGATAATGAATTAATTTGGGGTGGTGACATTGATATAGATGAGTCCATGCCAACTTATCCTGAGTTTTCAGTAATGACTAATTTATCTTGTCCTAAATGCTTTTCAGAAGTAGAAATATTGAAAAAGAGAGATGCCTTCGATTGATATACCTGATATTTATATACCTGAGATATATGTTCCAGATGTACCAGAGCCTTACAATTCACATTATTTATCAATAGCGAAGCCACCAGATATTGATGTTCCTGGTTGTACCTATCAGCATCGTGATATAAAAAATACTGGCAATCGTAATTTGTTATTAGAAGATCCAAATGGTGTATTTACAACGTGTGATTTTCCGTTTCCTAGCTTTGTACCTCTTGACTATACACCTGAGAA